GCTGTGCAACCTTACCCTGTATGGCACTACGCGGTTGACAGGGGGTACCAGTAACAGCCTCGCTAGTGTGATGTAGAACCAACACTGCAGCATTCGTAGCGCGAGCAAGATACTTTAGCTCCTTCATAATCGCTCGCATTGAAGCGAACTCTTCGCCACCATCGGTGGCAACATCCATCAAATTATCTACAACAATCAGTTGTGGTGGGCATCCCCATAGTTCTTCGAAGGCTTGTACTTCCTCGTCGATATCCTGTAGAGATGGCGCTGATTCGAATGACCAAACAATGTGACTGCCCTTGGCAAGCACCGCTCGTGTCCAACCCAAATCAGTATTCAATAGTTGTTCAACATCACCCTGATTCTTACCGCTAATCATTGATGCTAAACGCATAGCCATAGTATGTGCGTTAGTGTCGGCACTGATGTACAGTGTGGGAACTTTCATCTTGAGCGCAAGAGCAAGGGCAAGTGTTGACTTACCTACTCCTGGCGCTGCTGCGAACATCGACACTTCACTTCGCCTGAGAACAATCTTGTTCGACTCAAACGCTTTGAAGCATGAAGGTAGCGGTTCTCCACCGATACTGGGACGACCAACGCTTCTGACAAGTGTACGCAATTCTTTTTCCTTTTGAAGAGGAGCCGTAGCCAGGAAGCAACGGACGCTGGAAACTGGCTACGACCCACGATTATATAGTTGTTAATTGACTGGCTTGCACTGGTCAGGCGTACCTTGTGGTGACGGACATGCCCAGAATGCATATGGTTTACCAGTATTCTTGCTTACACCGCTGCGCCAAATACGAGCGCCATGCTTACAAGTGGGAGCTGCGGTACCTGACGCTTCCGACACCGGGCTCGGTGGTGAGGAGAGTGGAGGCATTGTGTTTGTAGTGGAACTTGTAGTCGATAAAGGGGCCACATTGTACGCTGCTGCTAGCATCTTATTAGTTGCAGCAATCTGCGTAGCGTAATCACCTACACCTTCAAGCAGCACACTGAGTTCGTCCGCAGTGTTGGCACGGATGTTAATCATATCACCAGTACCAGTCTTATACGAGACTTGCAGTTTCCATTCTTCGTTCATTGTTTCTCTTTCTTCGAAGTAAACGGACAGAACTCTGTGAGTCCACACCGATTACAGTTGTTTGTGTTTGGTAAGAATACTCCAGCTTTGCGTGCTTTGTCAAAGTTTTCTACGAAGTATGTAATCATATCATCGGTGTACTTACTCAAGTCCACCATAGTGCCAGTGCCCGACTGCCGTGCCATCCAGTAGTTACCCCACTTGATGTCAGCACCTAGCACTTGCTTGATACCAGCCTTGTAGAAACCTAACTGTAAACTAGAATCAGGTGTGCGTTGTGATGTCTTTAAGTCAACAACAACAAGCTCACCATCAACTTCAAATATCCTATCGATAACCATCTTCACTGGTACACCAGCAAACTCAGGTATGATACCTAGTTCAATCGCAGGAACGCCTTGAGGCGTTTTCCAAATCTTCCAATTCTTGTTTGTGTTACGCCAATCAATGTAACTTTGTACCCACTGCGGGCCTGCGACTTGCCAGAAGTCTGCGTCTTCTTTGTTAGGACGTTCTTTCGTAGCCCTGCCACCAACCCTAAGCGTTGATAGGTCAACGTCTTTCGTGTACTCATGCCATGCCTCTTCCCATAGTTGTTTACTCAACATGTTGTTTGTCCCACTCTTCCGTCGCCTTGTGAAATGCTGAGCCACCAGCAGACCATACCGCTGGCTGTTCAGGTATCTCAAGTAGTCGACCGAGGTAGTAGAGATAACCGCAGTCTATGTATGTAGTCAGGGCTGAGTATGATACATGCCCCGGTATCTTGTAATCGTCAGTAAGGTATACTCCCATGGAGTCCTTTCATAAACTTGACTTATAGTAATTATATATTATAATATAATTATATATATTATATAAGACCCCTTCGGGGTCTATATATTTATTTATATATTATATAATATATATATTATACCTGACAATCGGGGAAGTTGTCAAGTATTTACTACCTATCGGAAACACAAAAGACCCCCCTTCCTAGGGTGATTACCTTAGGTTGGGGGGTTTCGTGTCTATAAACGGCCTTAGAAGGCGTTTAAAGGGTATTCTAGGGCTAGCGTGAGCCTCTGCCAAACTCTGATGCCGATGGGTCGAGCCACTTTAGGACAGGCCCGAGGAACCCTGCGAGGGCTGCCATGCCGAGCGTCTTGAGGTCGGTCTCGCCTGCGAGGTAGAGTGCGATAGCAGCTGAGGCTGCAGCACGGAACCAACTGAGCGATACTTGCTTTAGTGCTTCCATTTATTTTGCCTTTCGTTTTATGTTGTGAATCTTGCAACAGGTGCACAATACAACCTCGACAGGAAGCGGTAGCTTCTTTGTTGGTACAGGCTGTAACTTAGCTGCTAGCATATTCACAATCTTAGGTTGATTCATCCACCAGAACCAAGGGCTAGTGTCATTACCACAACTATCATTAATAGAAATATGTAGATGCTTGTTGTGAGGATTAGTACCACTGTAAGATTTAGTTCCTTTAGCCTTGGACCAAATCTTCCCTTTAAAAATAAGGTACTTAACTCTTTCATCTTCTTTAAGTTTTTCAAATATAACTGCACAATCTACCCCATTAGCAGGGTCATGGGTCAAATCAACAGCAAGCCCCGTGTTGTGGTCTGAATTCGGACTGGCTTTCTGATGGGACAGTGATGGCAATAATCCGTCGGACAGTTTCTTGCGCTTCGGCCACAGTGCTGTCGCTTGACGGAGTACAGCAATAGCCGCAGGACTCGCGGCCTTCACTACAGGTTTCATTCATTTCCTCAAAGCTTCCTTGACTAGGTCAGTTAGTAAGTCTACTTTATTTTCTAGTGCATTGACCTTATCCTTGATACTTGAACCACCATTGGGCTTGAGTTCAGATAGGTAATGCTTGGTTAGGTGCTTAACACCCATAGCCAATGCGCTCATAAGTGTTACAGCAGATACGGCCAGACCGGCCCAGTCAGCAGGAGTCATTATACAGTCCTTATGGTTATCTCAAGAATACCACCGTAGCCAGAGAAGCCTCTGTCTGGTGGTGTAGCACGGACAAAATTAATTTGCTCAATAACAACTTGGCGTGATTCACCAGTAGTCAAGTCTTGCCAAGTAAGAACATCACCGTTCTGTTCAATGTTTTCTAGCGTGGATAATCTATCAAAGGCACGGCCTTCGTATCCTACTAGGACATTGTACTTGTCAGTCTCCACGTCAAAGCAATAGACGGGAAATCTCATAACTCGCTGACGAGGTGTAGCGATGGTAGCCTTAGCTTGGTATCCCTTAAAGGTTGGGCCAAGGGTATTGGTAGTTCCGTCCCGATATAAAATAAACTTATAGCCTAGATACTCTTGAGATGTAGCTGGCTGGTTGGTTGTGACCTCCACAGGTGGTACACTGGCATCATATGATATCAAGTCATACTCTGTGCCGTCAGAGTCCACTGTCTCTAGTGTCATCGAACCATAGGTGAAGTCACCTCGTCCAAGTAAACGCTTGAAGTTCTTGGGCTCTAGCGTATTGTATCTAATGTATCCGGTTTGAAGATAACCGTCAGGCATCTTAGTTCCAGCAGATTCAATGTTGATACTACCGTTAGCGCTAGATGTAGCTGTAGTTACGAATGTAAGTCTATCTGTTTCACCATTAAAAGCACAAGCTGTAGTCTTGTGTGCTGTGTTGCCATTGTCTAACCATAGGTCATTGGCATAAGCAAAACGTAAGCCACCTAAGTCATTACCTAAATCAATGCGGATTACTCCGCCTTCTCCTGCTACACCAGTAGCAGCCCAAGCAAACCTGTCACGGAATGCGAAGTCATAGCAAGGCTGAGTCGTCTCAACCATTAGCGGGCCATAGGTGATTGAACCATTGTCATCTACAGTAGCTACACGTATTCCCTTATTGGTTCCAATCAACATATAGCCTAAGTAATACTTGATGCTGTAAATCTTCTCGCCTTCAGGCATCTCAGCAGCGGTGATAGCGCTAGTCAAGGAAGGCATAGAACCTGTTGATGTGCTCAAGGTAAACCTATAAATGAATGATTGGATACCACTAAATGCTGATATGTATATGGCTGCACCTGATGCAGTGATGGCAGTGAAGACTACATCTGTATCAGAGTGCGTGTATACTGGGCTAGGCAGCGAGGTTGCGCTACTAGAGAACTCGTATATCTTGTTGTTGATAGCCATAACAATACGGTCTTTGATATACTCCATTACACCTTCAGATACCGTAATGCTATTGTCGCTAATCATTAAGCTAGCAGTTGTTGACGATGTACCAGTGAGTGGCTTGGAGTAAACACGAAGTCTTGGTGTACCAGCATTGAGTACGTTTGTTACCCAGTAGGCACTAGTGCCATCATCACATATAGCATACACAGGGTAGTCGCTACCTGAGTTATAGTCAATGAAGTGGGTTACTGTACCGTCGACAGCAATCTTGTCAACATCGTACTCATCCCAAAGTAAGACACCATTTGTAGAAGACCATTCAATACCACGGGCAGATTGGAATGGTTTCCCATTTGCCTTGATTTGTCCTGTTACGGGATGATTTCCTGTGGCTGTAGCAGTGTTGTTAAGTAGGGTTACTTGACCCTTCTCCCATACATTGACGCCACGACTGTCTTTGAATTGATATGTTCCTTCACCAGCAATAAGAGCTGGGTCATAGAACTCAATACCTGTGCCATCGTGGAACGATGACTGGCTACGAATCCACCAACCAGTAAGACTCTGTTCTCCTGGCTCAGTCTGATTGTCAAACTGTTCCTTACGATAGGGCGCAGTCTGACGGATATAAGGACGCTGGTCAGAGATAGCATAGATGAATGGCATACCACCAATAGCTACATCGTAGGCTATGTCGGTATTCTGCCAGATGGAAGTGTCAGATAGTACGCCAACATCAACGGCAACGGCACGCGTCGCACGACCTTCGGTAATATCTCTTCCGGCCACTTAGTCTCCTAGCCTTGTTGTTCTTGTAATTTCTTTTTTAACTGCTCATTAGTCCAGTATAGTGCGTAGTAATCATAGTCAAGGCTGAATCTCTTGATGTGCTTGACTAATGCACCAGTATGTGCGTGAAGTGGAATGCCTGCCTTCTTCATACGGCGGAAGAAAATAATGTCTTCGCCTATAAAATGTTCATCATCCCCATCGCCAGTCTCTACGAACATACCCTTGCCAGGGTTAGCCTCACGAATCTTTGGCACGATAGACTTGTGCATTAAGACAAAACCAAAGCCAGCATTATCAATCTTGATGACTTCGTTATCAGGCAGCGGATGCACATACTGAATCTGATACTCAGATACATCATTGAACAAGACTGGGTATGGCTTCATCAGACTACCCTCATTCTCTTTAGAGATGAAGTAGACACCGCTAACTACGGGACGGTTAATCTTATCTGCCGTCTTCCATAACTTCTGCATAGCCTCTAGGTTCAGTACGATGTCTGAATCTACCCAGAGTATCCAGTCAGTCTTGACTTTGTCTGCCCAATGGTCAAAGAGTACTTGGCGTTGTCTGCCAATCTGATTGCCTTGGACTCGGATACTGGTGTGAATAGGCATACCGTTGGCACCGCCAGTGATAACTGCTGTCATCAATCCTTCGGTAAACTTGCCATCAGTTGTGCCGTTGTCACACCAGCCGATTGCTACTGTATCGTTTTTACCTATCATTATGTCCCCTATTCTTTAGGTAATTATCCTACGAGATTGTGCCGTTTTCTTCTGCCTCTGGATTTTCTAGCCAGCGCAGGTAACGTTGATAGTCTGAGTTTGATTCATCCATTGGAATAGACCAAACTTTTCCGTCGTCATCTGTTTTCTCAATATAGGTATAGCCCAAATCATTAGTAATTTTTTTGTAAAGTATCATCATAACTCCGAACTAAATTGAAGTGACCCACCAGAACGCCATACGCAAACCGCTTGATTTGTAGGTGACCCCGCTAAACTTGGAACAGTCACAGGCGACCAATCTGCGGTATTTGTAAAACTTAATGAAACAGTACCACCTGAAGCATAATCTCCAACACCCCAAATTGTTAAAGTAATTGCCGACGATTGAGAGACTGATGGTGCAGTTCTCATTCCAGGATGTTGTATATGCAAAGACCCAGAACTACCAGAAATGTTGCCAACGCCACCAGCAGTTTGGAAATAATACCTTCTACAAGCGGCTAACTCGCCTTGAAGTGTGCCAGTTGCGGTTTGGAATGGGGTGGCTACTGAACCTGCTTCTAGTTGTACGCCCCAAATATCAATGGTCACATTTTGTAAACCCACCGCTGCATAGCCTGACCCAGAAATAGTAGTTCCAACTGATGTCCAAATAAACAAAGCAAGATAACTAGATGTTCCAATCGTTTTGCCACTAATACTCGGAATTGTAAAACTCAATGAATATCTTGTCCAAGATGATGAAACGGCAGTCACTTTTGTAGTTACAGCGCTACTAAGCACGGTCGCACTTCCACCCGTACCAAAAACTTGAGCAATGTCAACTCCTATGTTTGGAGTGCCAGTAGATGCTTTAGCCCAAAAAGATATTGTTGCCGTTTGTCCTGCTAATGTTCTAACATCCTCAATGCGCTGAGTAAAACCAGCGTAATTGCTGTTGGCACTTTGCGATGCGGTAACTAAACGGGCGAAATTAATTGCTTCATAACCAGCCATAGGGGCAGCACCAGCGCTAAAAGTTTGCGCCGAATACGTCACGGTTCCACCACTAAAATCAAATGTCCATCTATCAAAACCATACGTGAGAGTGGTCGTACTAGAACTAAATGCTCTTTGGTTTATAGCAAAATCACCATTGATAATCTTGTTCTTTCCAGCAAGGAAAGCGTTACCTGGTTGCGCTGCTGACGCATACGCTCGTGTGATTGGCATTAGTTACCTCCAAGGAGTAGTCGTGCTTCATCTTCTGTAATGCCTAGTTTGGCAAGGAGTGCTTGGCGTTGGGCTGCCTTGGTTGCTTCTGCTTGCTTAATTGCTTCAGCATTAGCCTTGTCTGCTTCCCATTGGGCAAGTTCTTCGGCGTTCATTGGTCTTTCAATTACTTCGCCAGTTTCAACATTATGAATTGTTATATTCATTATTTGACTCCAAACAGTTCGTAGGTTCCTTGAGTATTCCAACTAGAACCAGCAGTAACAAAATCAAGACGCGTGATAGCAGAAGTTGAGCGGTAAGCAACTACAGAAGTTCCACTTGTATATGTTGATAGGTTGTTATTATGACCATTGTATGAATATGCTACTTTCCAAGCAGAGGTATTAGCATAGTTAGGAAAATAAACTACCGCTTGATTTTGTGTGCTAGAGCCTAAGATGCTAGAACCAGCACAAATATCAACAAAACTTACAGATGACATTGCATTAACTGTTGCCCCAGTTCCAGTAATGTTTCTCATATTGACACCAACATAGTTGGTAGCAGTTGTATCGTTATTGATTCTTACGCCACCAGTGTCAGCAGTAGAGGGAACATAGTTATTCAAAACTAAATATAAAGCATTGTAACTGCCACTAATTGATGTAAGGCTGACAGAGTTATTGATGTTACCGCTTGCAAGGGATGTCATTCCACCGCTAGATGGAGTAGCCCAAGCAGGTACACCACCCGATACAGTCAATACTTGACTAGTGCTACCGATACCTAAGCGAGCAGGGGTATTAGCAGCAGATGCGTAGATGATGTCGCCAGTGGTAGTAGTCAAAGTATTCTTGATGAACCTACCATCAGATACTGTCTGTGAATAAGTATCCGTTAGCGGGATTGTCTGGTTAGCAAATACTTCAATGATGTCGCCAGCAACAGTAGCCGTTGTCAGTGTGATGGTAGTACCATTGGTTGCGGTGTAGT